ATCTTTATATTATATCACAGGTGGCGAAAAATGATTGTAGTAACAAAAGCTTAAGAAGATTGTGGCATTAAGGTTCAATGAAGATGCATTCGCCAGGGCATTCCTCGGCGGCTTCAATCACATCTTCCAACCGATCATCGGCAAAAGATGCTAAACCAGCTGCGCCTTCGGGGTTTCCCACAGAGGAGGCAAAAATTTTGTCTCCCTCTCGCACATACGCTAAACCATCGGGCATCATCGTAAACACATCGGGAGCTATCTCTGCGCATAATCCATCTCCAGTGCATAAGTCTTGATCAATCCAAACTCTCATATAGGAAGTATACCATTTTTACGCTATACTGTATAAATGCCACAGTACAACTATCGCTGCCCTAATGGGCATACCTACGAAGAAGTAAGATCTATTCTGGAAGACCAGAAAACAAAAGATTGTCCCGAATGCGGAGCTTCGCTCAAACAATCATATTCCCCGCCTGGAATTCAGTTCCGTGGGCACGGCTTCTACCGTAACACCCAGAACAACTCCAAGAAATAATAATACACCCATACATTATTATTATGAGACAAATAATTCTCTGCCTATACTAGGAGAGGCAGCGAAAGCTAACCTTAGGACCGTTATAGGTGCAGATGCCTCTGGGCTCAACCCCCAGGGGCATGTGCATGTTTAGCGGTCTTTTTTTATTCCCCCGAACTTTCTATCTAGTACATTACCCGCACCGAACCATCCCATCCCAAATTTTAGTACATATTTTATGAGAGTTACTTTATGTTTTCAGCCGTAGATATTTCTTGTGTCGTGTATGGTCAATTCATGGCGGGTGATCAATCTTGCTTCAGCATAAAGATTGTACACCCGCAATTGGGGAACAGACTCTCAACTCTCTTTAATGCGCATTTCTATTCGTATGCTAAGGTTATCTTGTTGGTGACAACTACAACGCCAACACGGAGAGACAATGAGTGAGGAATTGGTAATGGTCATGGTCATGGGTCTCTGCGCCTTGTGCGCAGTGATTGGCTGGTCAATGGGCTACGGTCAAGCGAGCGATAAGTTCCAGCGCCGTTTGGGTGAGCAACACGATCAGATCAAGGACTTGTCTAGGGCATTAGACAATGAGATAGACAAGGGTTACGATATCTACATGGAGAGCAAGTACAGTGCCCATGAGATTGCTACAGGTGCCGCAGACGAGGTGTCTGAGGATTGGAGCAATTGGAAGTAATGCGAGCAAGCGTGTGGTGTGTCGCCCCCGACACATCACACGCTTTTTTTTGTGTCTAAACTCCCGTTTCACAGCACACAACCCTCTCTACTCTTGAGCACATTCTCTCTTCGCATGCGGTGGTGGGCAAGGGCGCTTCAGCATAGCAATTGCACACCAATCAGTGGGTGACACACGCTCAACTGCCTTGAATACACATTTCTATTCACATGGTAAGGTAATAGATGTCGGGGTGATGAAGTATCCCAATGCCAACAACAAATAAACTCAGGAGGTTTATCATGGCAAAACATTCATCACCTAGCGAGACCCAAGAAGAAGAGATGCTTCGGCTTATCGCCAACTTGGTAGTACGACTGCAAAAAGGTGCTCTGCGTTTCACGAACGCAAGTGCCTATTGCAGAGTAAGCGGTTGGCAAAGAACCGCTGAACAATTGACACGCATGGTTCAGGATTTTGACCATCGTGCACAAATGATTCAGTATGGCTTGGAAGCCGATCAGCGTGAGATGAAACAAAATCCCACGCAAGCCATTGAGGAACATATAGAGTTCTAGTCAAACCAATCACCCCGACACAATCAACCCTCAAGCCTTCGGGCTTGGGGGTTTTTTTTGTGCCCGAACACCCCCAGGCACGCACACAGCACTCTCTACTCTTGAGCATATGGTCTCTATTCGTGCGGTGGTGTGCGAGAGCGCTTCAGCATAGCAATTGCGCACCAACGAAAGGGGAATACACTCTGAACTGGCTTTAATACACATTTCTATTCATATAGTAAGGTTATCTTGTTGCCGACAACTACAACGGTAACAAGGAGACAGTAATGCCTAGTCCAAACGAAACAATGGAATTGGTACTTCGCCACTTCCCTGACGCTAAGATGGTAGAACACTTGCCATTGTTACAAGCGTTTGTCAATGCGCTAATGGCTCACTCATACCCAATAGGTGAGTGGAATACAGAGGATCGCATAAAGAAGTATGCGTTCCCAGTTCGCTTCTATGCGGAACTGGAAGTCATTGGTGAGTGGGTAATGGTTGATGACCAAAGCAACTTCATTGTTTATTCCTACGAGTATAAAGAGGGGGGTGAATAATGGATATCAACATTGACCCGCTTACGGCAATGATGGTTATGGTGATCTGGGGCGCAGTCACTATGGTCAAGACATACCTACGCAAGTAAGTACAAAGGGGAGGGGCTTCGGCTCCTCCCCTTTTTTTGTGCCCGAACACCATCAAGCAAGCACACAGCACTCTCTATTCTTGAGTGTGCTCTCTCATTGCGTGTTGGTGTGCGAGAGCGCTTCAGCATAGCAATTGTGCACCAATCAATGAGGTACAGGCTCTCAACTCTCTTTAGTACGCATTTCTTATCACATGGTAAGGTTATCTTGTTGATGACAACTACAACATCAACAAGGAGAGACAATGCAATATCCAGTAATTGACGGGGTGGAACTGAAGCCCCCAATGCCGAGACTGCTTGACAAACTTAAGGAGTTAGATCGGATTGATGAACAAATGCGTAGAGGGATAGTAACTGCCCGTGAAGCCGTTGATCAGCGTGTTCGGGTCTTGGGTGACGCAAACGCAATACTTAAGGCAATGTTGTTCTACGAGTTGGGCGTTGGTCCAGACGGCGAGTAAGTAAGAGCAAGTAATTCGTGTAGTCCCCCTGAGCCTTCGGGCTTGGGGGGATTTTTTTTTGCCCGAACACCATCAAGCAAGCACACAGCACTCTCTATTCTTGAGTGTGCTCTCTCATTGCGTGTTGGTGTGCGAGAGCGCTTCAGCATAGCAATTGTGCACCAACGAAAGGCTTATAGACTCTCAACTACCTTTAATACACATTTCTATCCCTATGCTAAGGTTATGTCTGTTGGTGACACCTACAACACCAACAAGGGGCAACAATGAAAAAGACAAGCAAGGCACAAGCACGGGCTAACAAGAGCCGTGAGCAGGTACAAGCCAACAAGCGCATCAAGGCTGTCACAGCCGATATGCGCAACGGCGATACCGTAATGACACTGGGCGAGCAATTGGCAATGCTCACCGATAAGTACGAGCAGGCATTGAGCAAGAACGGAAGCAATCACCCATCAACACAAGGGCTCTTGTTCCTCGTTCGTTCCTACTCACAGACAATCAAAGCCCAGACAACGGATAAAGCCAAAGCCGAAGCCAAAGCAAACACAATCGCTCAATAGCGACTATTTACCCCCCAAACAAACGAACCCTCTGAGCCGAAAGGCTTGGGGGGTTTTTTTGTTGCCCGAACTCCAGCACACAAGCACACAGCACTCTCTATTCTTGAGTATGCTCTCTCATTATGCGATGGTGGGCGAGGGCGCTTCAGCACAGCAATTGCACACCAGCTCACAGGGTACACACTCTCAACTCCCTTGAATACACATTTCTAATCATATGATAAGTTTATTTGTGTTGGTGACACCTACAACATCAACACGGAGGGAATATGGATAACGATAAACTGGAGATTGGTAACTTTGTAGAGATTGTCGGTGGTGACGGTTTCTTCAGGATTGCCGAGATTGACGGTTGGGGCTATGCCCTGATCTACCCAACAACTTACCAAAACAAATACTCAAGAAAAGTCCCCGTTAGTACCCTAAGGAGGGTCGCATAATGAAAATAAGCAACAATATGGCTCAATACATCCGAGATGAGGCATCCACTATGGAGATCAAGGGTGACGCTATAATCATCCAGGCTCTCAAGATACCTCGGGGGATATTCCAACAAGACGCTAGAGCCGTGAGAGATTACAAAGAGGATATCCAGCAACAACTACTTGAGGATCACTTTATCCACTCGGTATTTGTCCTTTGGACAGTAGACGGTGATTGCGTGCTGGAGCGAGCCGTATGAGGCGCAACAGTAACGGCAGGGCAGATACAGTGCCACTGTCTGCAATACGCCATATCCTATCTGTCATTGACGGTGGCGAACAGTGGGAGATAAAGCAAGTAATCAGCGCCGAGATAAAGCGTGTTCATAGGCACGGTATTATCTCAGAGAGAGCAAGACACACTAAATAATCTCCCCCCGACAATCAAACCCTCAAGCCTTCGGGCTTGGGGGTTTTTTTGTTGCCCGTACACCGACCACGCAGTACACAGCACTCTCTATTCTTGAGTATGTGCTCTCTATTCGTGCTGGTGGGCGAGAGCGCTTCAGCATAGCTATTGCACTCCAGCCATTGAGGAACACACTGTCAACTGCGTTTAATACACATTTCTATTCATATGCTAAGTTTATTTATGTCAAAGCGACTTGCCGAGACATTACCTAGAGAAAAGGAAAAACAACAATGGCAAAGATTAACTTGAGTGACCTCGTTGGAGAACTTAAAGGACGAGGACGAGCACCATACGAAAACCCAGCGTTAGAGGCAGAGATCAAAGAACTTGACCCTGCGATTGACGGTGACGCATTCGTATGCGAATTGGCACAAGGCAATCCTGATGATGAGGATTACACGAACCACAAGGCAATGTGGCGAGGTCGTGCTGAGAAAATTGCTGAAAAGAACAATATCGCAATCAGTGTTCAGTGGACATCCACTGGCAGAATGATTGTGTCATTGGTCAAGCCGAAAAAGGCAAAGGCAAAGAAAAGCCGTTAATCCTTAACGGATAGGTAAAGTAAAGAAAAGGGCGTGGACCTTCGGGTTCACGCCCTTTTTTTGTTTATTCGCTGGCGTTCATGCCCGTGCTAAAGCACAATGAACGCCAGCGCCTTGGGTTCACACTCTCTCTCTTCTTTAATACACATTTCTAATCCCCGCTGGAGGGCAAGGGCGCTTTAGCATAGCAATTGCACTCCAGCCAAAGGGTTACACACTCTCAACTGGCTTAAGTACACATTTCTATTCATATGATAAGTTTATAGATGTCATAGCGACTTGCTATGACATAACCTAATGAAAGAGAGATAACACTATGGCTAAGATAAACCTGAGTGATCTAGTAGGCGAACTAAAGGGTAGGGGCAGAGCGCCTTACTCTGATCCTGCGCTAGAGCAAGAGTTGTTGGCTCTTGATCCTGCCATTGACGGTGATGCGTTTGTTTGGGATATCGCACAAGGTAATCCAAACGATGACGATTACACAAACCACAAGGCTAAGTATCGTGGTCGTGTTGAGAAAGTCGCCGAGACAAATGGAATTGCTGTCACAGTCCAATGGACTAGCGATGGTCGTTGCGTTGTGTCGTTGATGAAGCGCAAGGGCAAGAGCAAGAAGTAATCCCCATACGGGATAAGGGCAGTAGGAAAGGGCGTGAACCTTCGGGTTCACGCCCTTTCTGCGTTTACGGGCTGGCGTTCATACCCGTGCTAAAGCACAATGAACGCCAGCGTTTAGGTTTCTATTTCTATCTCAATTTAACACACATTTTCTATTACTATTTATGGGCGGGTGTCCCAATAAGAAATGTATTTGTTATTGCACACCCGCGAAATTTTATTATTATTATCTCTAACTATAATACATATTTGTAATCAAAACTTAATGATACTATTAGGCTTATAAAATGTATTCAAATTCTGGTGCACTGTATGCCGACTGGCTGGGTGAAGATAATACTTATGTGTTCTCTACCTATAGAAATGGGTTAATAGTTATCTAATCGATTTTAGATACAAATATCCCCCCAATATTAAAGTTACTTTGATGAGCCATCAAACCGTTACCAATAACGGCTGGAAATAAATTGTCGGGTTTATTGGTTTATCAGATCAAATTACATAGGTGTAATAAAACAGTTACTCTATGAGTAAATCTATCAACCCAACCGACAACTGGATAGTTACCTAATGAGATCCTGATATAGGTAATGGAATAGTGTAAATATCGGGGAATTATATTGTATTTTTATTATTCTTACTCTTGATCCCAGGATTACTATAGGGGATATAAAGGGGTCTCTATTTATGAGCTTTTTTTACCCGTTTTCATTCAATTGTTGACCATTTTAGTCATATTTATGCTAATTATTATAATTAATTAGTCGTTTTTGGGCAAAAAAATAGCCCCAAATAACCTTAAAATAAGGCTAAATGAGGCTAATTCTCTTTACTCATATGTGATATATCAACTATATATTATCTATCGCACTACCCTATATATGTAATATATCAATCATATATTGGAACTCTCTACTTACTAATGCTATAGGTTTTTGGCTATTTCTCTCTATAAATATTTTATCTATTGAACATATCTATTATCTGGGCATTCAATTCTTCCTGGGTATCTGCCAATGGGTTTGTTCCAGAGTCAAACATACTCTTTACTACTTCATATGAATACCTATCTTGATTACTAGGATGATTCAATATTCCTTCAACCCGATTTTTTATGAAACGAAGAAATTCATTAACAATATCATTCGCTGTAATCTTATCTTCCATCTCCAGATCAGAGTTACTAATCAACTCTTTCAGCCACCTACCACCAAAGATTAGGTTAAAAACTTCTTCGGGATTCAAATCAATATCTTCATCATTGTTCATATTTATCCTTATCATTAATATGGGGTTGTATTGGGTCAATTATTTTATCCAATTGCATTTTCAAATCCAAATAAGCCAAGGTTCTTTTAGTCGCTTGCCAATCTAAAACAGTCAAGAAACCCTGGTTCTTTTCATAATCCTTTGATAGTTCTTTTATTCTTTCCTCAATGGATTGAATCTCTAAATTAAGAAAATACATTTCTTGTTCAATTTCATCCTTCGCAGTCATGTCCATAAGCAGCCTCTTGTTCATTTAACATTTTGTCACATTCATAACAGATATCGTAAAAGAATTCCCCAGTCTCTGGGTCTTGCATTACCTGTACGGCATCCAATTTCTTTGCAACTAACCTACTCTTAGCTTCTTCGTATTTCATAATGATGGTCTCCAATCATTTGTATTGTGTGTTTTTCCATCTGTAGTATCTTCATCATCTTCATATAAATCCCTTTTATACTCCGCAATCAATAGCCTGATGTTATCTAAAATGCCATTGATACTGTCATAATCAGGGTGAGAAGTAACCATATATCCCATAACGGAATGCTGTAAATCCTCAATAAACCCCTTAATTAAAACAATACCACTTTCCATTTCTTCTAGGGTAAGATCCATATATTCTCCATACTTATCAATAGCCATAACTACTCCTAATCCTTATCCCAATGCCGATGTATATGTCTTCTATTTTCTCCATAACCACTATATTGATCTACACTTCTCTTGGCATGCCAATGAAGTCCAATATATAGCCCTAGGAACAATGCTAATACCATTCTCATATATCCCTCCCTTCTGCTTTTGAATAGTTTTCTCTTTCAATAATAAAGAAGAACCCTCTTGAAACAATTAGCTTTTGATGCAACACACAGCAATGATCCTTGTTATACTGACTCTTAACCGTATTGCAGCCAATAAAACAACAAATCCCTGTATGAATTTTGGTATGATCAAAACCTATTTCAAGTAGGTATTTCTCCGTTCTCCTATTTCTAGCTTGAGTTCTTTCTCCTTTAACCCTGCCTTTATAATCTGGGTCTAATTTCTTCATTTCCTGTTTTCTTTGATGCGCTCTCTTATGTCTATCCGTATAAGTTGACATACCCCAATCCTTTCAAATAGGTTATTTATTAGTCTACTAAGGCTTCTTTCTTGATATAGAAGGGCTCTTTATTGTGATCGCACAAACCAATTTCTTCATTTAAGATTCTAGTTAATACATTTACTGCAGAAAGATAATCAATAGAAGTGAAATCAACACACAAATCACCACTATCCCACTCTTCTCCGTATTCAGTTGCTTCATCCATTGTTTCATAATCACCTTCAAGTTTAAATTCATACCTATCTGGTTCATTAACCATCAACCATTTCCAAATACATGAATCAGCATTGTAATAAATGTTTCTTCCTTCGTCATAAGAAAAGCCTAAGAAATCATTTGACTCTGTTTCAAACTGACGAACAAAGTCAATAGTATCGTCACCTGCTAACCATTCAGGAGCTTTCCAGTTATTAACTATTGCTGTAGCAAACCCAGCAATACAACCCATAGATGTACAATTGAAAATATCAGTACCTGCAATAAGATTTTTTACTTGATCTGCCCTATATGTACTTGCTAATTCACCATGCTCAAATACATTTTCAACTTTATATTCTTCGTCAAATTTACCAATGAATGTGCTCATGTTAAATTTTGTCGCACCATCAATCTTAATGGCATCAATTACTCTTTGTAAGTTTTCCTTATTCATGTTATTTCCCTGCCTTTTCTTGTTTATTGTTTGGATAGTCTATATTATACGAACTTGAAATCTTATATGCTTTAATTAGATCTTCAACAACAATATCAATACTGTCTTTATCTAATCTAAAAGAACCGTCTACGGGAGAGATTAATTTATAATCAGTTACAGCAAATACCTTTTGCCAATCTTTAGGTTCATAACCATCATGAATTCTTTGTGCAAAAGAAAGCATAGCCATACTCTTATCTGTTTTATTCCAATTGGGAGTTGAATCATTAACAGCATCTAATACATCATCATCAATTGCTGTTTTGCCTTCTATATCTGGATCATAAAGATTATCCATAATAAGCCAACCAATGGCGCATTTTGTGTCTGTCTGAGTTTTTACATCCATACCACGATAAGCACAATCATCATCATTTATGACAATATCATCACCTGTTTCCTCATCAAACTCATATGCAAGTAACTTTGATTTCATATTCTGTTTTATAAGGTTTTTTGCAATATGACGCAAAGCCTGTCCGTCATTAGTTATTGCAGATAAATCTCTCTCTAATTGTTCTAGTGTTTCCATATTAAAAGCCCTCCATTTGGGTCTGTAATCGTTTGTAATCGTTTTTTTAAGTTAAATGTTAGATAGCTCACTCATTTGGGAAAATATAAAAGGCAGTGTCCATTTCTTTATCCATCGCAAAGAAACAACCTGGACCATTACCTTCTTCATCTTGTGAGGGGTAGATAATTGAACCATCATCTAATACCAAACAAACAGAGTTATAAGGACTATTATCCCAACCCTCTTTCTCAATTACTTTCTTATTAAGTGATCTTACATCAACAATCTTTCTTCCAATTAGTTCCATTATTTATTCTCCTTTAGGTGGTCTTGATATTCTAGATGTATCCATCTCCAATACTTATCCAATTCTCCTTCGCTAGCTTCAGAAAAATCTGGACCATTAGATACTTTATATTGGAAATTTAAAAGAATATCGGCGTAATCATCATCACAACCAAGTGCATCTTTAACCATTCCCCTCCAATATGGATTACTCATGACACTACCGCTTCTTTCTTGATATAATAAGGTTGTTGCATTTCATCACAAGCCAAACCAATTTCTTCATTATTAATTCTGGTCAATACATCCACTGCAGTTAGATAATCAATGGTATGAAAGTTTGCGTATAGATCTCTATCATCCCATTCAATCTCGCAATCATTTGCGTCTTGCATTGTTTCATAATCTTCCAATTCTAGATTTGGATATCTTTCTGCTTCATGATGCATTAGCCATTTCCAAATACTATTATCATCTCCGAAGAAAAGATTCTTAGCCTCAGCAGTACTTAATCCTAAGTAATTAGCAGCTTCATTTTCAAATTGATATAGATGACCTGAAGGATCATCTTTTCTCATCCAGTCAGGAGTTTTCCAATCATTAGCCAATGCTGTAGCAAAACCAGCAATACAACCCATTGAGGTACAATTAAACAAATCAGTACCTTCATGTATAACTCTAACTCTACTTACAGGGAATGTATGAGCTAATTCATCATTTTCAAATACGCTTATATGATCATCTTCATATTCAAGCTTTCCGACAAATACACTCATATTGAATTTCTTTGCGCCATCAAATTTAATGGCATTAATTACTTTTTGCATATTATCTTTGTTCATTTCAGCTCCTTATAGTTTCCGTTTGTTGTTTCTTTTAGGTTGGTATAAATAATAACTTGACCTTCATTATCTTCATCAAAAGAACAATTAGGCAAAAGTTTTTCTAGATTATTGCGTAACTGATCTCCATCTATTTTATTCATATAATCCATCCATCATATTCACTTATAGTTTCTACAATTATGTCGTATATTAATCCCTGATAATGCTGAGTCATATCATCAAATTCCATCACAACTTTATTCCAGGCTTCTTCTTTTATTCCGCTATCTTCATCAGAATTAGTTTGGTTTTCAAATAACTCTTTACTCCACCAAGCAATACAAATTTCTTCATCTTGGTCTGAGTAATCTTTAAGCATTTTAATTGCTTCTTTTACTGTTGTCATACTTGTTCCAGTTTGAACGCATTGCTTTCACGCAATTGATCAAGAACTTTAACCCAATTACTATTGTTATTGCGTACAAGATCTTCAAAGTCTTTTTCAATTTTCTCTCCTAGTCCTAGTGTTGTAAGTTCTTTAATGAATTCAAAGAACTCAGATTTGTTGGTTTCAAAATGAGAAATTTTACCTGTAATTGGATTTCTTACATAGACGAATTGTTCATTCTTACACGGAATTAATAAACTATATGTACTATTAACTGTTGCTTGAATCAAAAGTTGTGCTTCTGTCTTAGCATCTTTCTTAGCTTCAAATTTCTTAGGTACTTTACGAGTTGCCATATCTATTTCTCCTCTAGTCGGTTTGTAATTCTACTTCTATATCTTGAATACTCTTTACTAACTGTTCTTCTTGTTGTCTTGTTAACTCTGGATAAAGTTCAAGAAGCATTTCAATTGCTTCATCTTCTAATTCATCCTCATCCATTGCACTTGATACCCACGGGTTTATATAAACCGTATATCTATCAAATACTATATGTGCTGAATACATTGCCATTGTTAAACCCTTTCTTTAGGATATATCCTGTATTGTTTATCAATATAGTTATACAATCTTATATCATCACACGATAAACAATTAAATATACCAGGAACATCTGAGCATTCCCATTCATGTTTATGTTCTGTATTATCACTTACCATTGTGAGTGTCATTCAGTATTGCATATGTTGTACTTAATTGAGCATGAATTAATGCTTCAGTTAATGCTGGATCAGTAATTGTTGGAATACATCTAGGATCAAATTCTACACTAGCCATCAATTCTTTTGCGTGATTGGCATGAATAGTTGATAGATCTTTATATTCATAATCTAACTCCAGCTTTCTTTCCCAAGAAAGATTCACATCATTATAACTAAACCTTAATCTTTTTGTCATTAGCTAACTCTCTTTCTCTTATATGGATTTTTGCATCTTCAATTGCTTGATAGATATCATAACTAACAATATCTAGGTGTTCACCTTCACTATCGTAAATATCAAACCAAGGGTTCATAATAACTCTTGATCCATCTTCAGTTTCATCAAAAATATCTGCTAATTCACTATCAGTAGTGATACCATTATCTACTAATTCATAGCAATCAGTTATTGTGTCTTCATTATAAATAAGACGCATATCCCCATCACAATAAATAGTTACATGATCACCACCATTTATACTTACATGACATACTGCATTAGACAGACCTAGACAAAAGAATTCTGGAGATGTTTGTTTTTCATCTAAGTTATGTCCATTTAATAACTCAATTGCTATAATCTCAGACATCTTCATCATCCTTTGTTGGAACATAATTATCTCCTACAAGTTTATCTGATTCAAATTCATCTAGTTGCCATTCAACCATTTCCCAATCATAGGTAGATCTACCATCATGAATACATTGTAATTCACCCAACATATCGGTATTAATTATCCAATTAGGAACTGATTTTGTTACAGCACTACGGACAAGACTATGATTTACAGGCTTTTCTTCTATTGAAGAATGGTATATATCTTCTCTAATTAATGCACCAACTGCGCATTTTTTACCTTCAGCACCTAGATATGCGCAAGTCATTTCATCTTCCATTAATGATCGTTCTCCTTGCGTAAGTAGATGATTCTTAATGAATTCAAATACATCACGATCAGTTTTTAGTTCGTCTAGTTTTGTCATTTCCTTACCTTCTTTCTTTTACGCTCATTTTTATTTAGTTCGTCAATAGCTTTATTAAATTTAACTATCAACTGCTCTGCATCGTGCAAATAGATTCCATCATTATATTCATTTATATACTCTTCATATTTTTCGTTGTAAACTGTATTACAATTCAAAAGATCAGCCTCAGCATCAACATTATGAAACCAAGTTCCGTCTGAATTATCGTAACCTAGAATATAGTTATATATCAAAGTCATACCTTAACCCTTCCATGCTTAATTTTGTTAACAATATCATTAGCCCATCTTTCAATATCTTGATGAGCAGTCTCACCAAGAAATGCATCTTCCCAAAAATTACCACTTAGTTTGTCAGTAATTTCAACTCTTTGATACCCACCACTAAGGGCTTTAGTTTTACCTGCTCCATAAGAATATTCTGCATCTGCTTCAAAATAAACAACTTCAATATACCATTTATCAAAAGCACTATTCTCTCGGTATTCAATAACATTAGTTTCATACCAATCTGATACTCTTGGATACATATTTGCTTGTCCTGGTTTAATCATTGGAATACCTCTCTCTCAAATTTTTCTTCTAGTTTCTTTAAACGAGCAAGCATTTGTGTTGTTGTAAGATCAACAGTTTGATTACGCTTTACATTCTGAACCCATTTGTTTCTTACAACAGTTGAATTGTTTGTTGCCAAACCAATGTATTTAACTATTTCTTTTGCTTCCAAAGGTACATTCACCCATTCATTCTTTTCTTCATCAAACTTGGAAGTAAGATATGTATGATACATTTCTTCACACAATTTCAATCTGGCATACCATTCACCTACATTTTTAAATGTAATTGAACTAAGGGCAACCATACCACCAGAGAAAATCAAACCTTTTAGGAAAGGCTTTACATCTGTATATGTACTACCCAATTGATTATACTCTTGGTATGCTTCATCGTAATTATCTTTGTACATTGCAATTTTTGTAATATCGTAACTTAATGGCATGTCATTCCTCCTTGGAATTATTTACTATGTGGTGTTGTTTTATATACCATAACATTGTCAAATTTATCTTTACCATAATCTCTAACTATTTTTGCTTGTTCTATTGCATACTCTTGAGTGCCTTGTAATGTTCTTATTTGTATAATGTTTTCTTCCTTCATCAGAAGAAGTGCAAAGGTTGATTTATTATTGTTCATATATCTCGTTTCCTGTTAGTGATTATTTAAGCGCACTCATGATTTCTTCAACACATTCATCTTTAAGATTTATTTGACTTCCGTTACTACTCCTTCCAGTTATAATTACATCTCCAACAATTGGGGTATTAATTCCCGTATATTGAAAATACAAAGAAGTTGCTATTGGATTAATTTTAAATTGCCTCATTAGCCCTTCTTCATTTACATACATTGACATTTTGCCATTCAACTTAACTACTTCAATCCAACCACCAACTTCTTTTTGAAGTTGTTCAAGTGAATATTTTTTGTCCATTTCAACAATGTTGATTGAATTGTTTGACTTTATTAATACTGATTTCACTGTTTCTCCTTTGCTTGTTTGTATATAAAAATATGGTATAAAAAAGAACCAGGCAAAAAATATTATGTCGGATAACTACAACTACGACATTTTGACATCTTCTACTCCCATGTAATAGACAGACGCATATTTCTCTTAAGCAGAAAGGATTAGCTTTAGCCTGATTCTTTTTTATACCATATTTAAAATAGTGTTAGACATAAATAAGATACGGGGATATCAATTACTTACATAAGCATTTTGAAAGGGGATAACAATGCCTTAGTCTAACACTTAGCGTATCCGATAGGACTTGAACCTACAACCTAAACATTAGAAGTGTTTTGCTCTATCCAATTGAGCTACGGATACATTAACTTATTCAACCCAAGTTATATGAGCTGATTTAGTTACCATTTCCTTACCATTAAAATACCATTGCCATATAGAATTATCTTCACCTGACCAATTGATATAACTACCTTCTTTAACAAAAGGTGCAATTGATTGAAAGAAGTGATCCTCTGAACCAATCTTACTGCTATAGCATAGATCTATCAGATTGCCTTCTTCATCATAATCAATATTTTCAAAACCAAGTGCATGCAAAATATCTTCCATACTTTTACATGTTTCTGGATAATTAGCATCCATCCAACTAAACCATTTACCTGGATGATAACTCATTCCTTCAGGTTTCGGTTGATCTGCAGATATTCCTGCACCCCAACTACCACCACTTTTTAGATCATCTCTTTCGTTAAGCTTGCACATTGCTTTATAGCAATCCTCAAACTTATCTTTAGAAATAAAGATATCTGCTTCCGTTGTGTCTACATAGTATCCCATTGGATACCCCTTTCTTTTAGTTTTGAATGTTCCAGTTTAATAACTTACCTTCGGAATTGTCCATAATATATTTTGCAACTTTAAGATTACAATCTACACCGAGCAATCCATTTAGATTAGTACCACAGACTTTTTTAGTTACTGATCTCCAGCAACTATTAATCTGAACCAAGCCTCTATCAATAGAACCATTTTTATTTAAAGTCCATATGACCTTGCCATTAGAATTAAATTTTGCATTTATTGCTTCGGGGTTACATCCACTTTCTCTCCAAGCAATATATGAAAACACATCTACTGGCAATCCATACTCTTTAAACTTAGATTCCCATTGAGGGCATCTCTTACTTTTATCTTTAGGAACTCTGCTATCCATTACTTTCTGAATAACAACTGGTTCTGTATTAATGATTAACAATGATTTCTGTACAAATACTGGTCTTTTATATTCAACCTCATTAGTATTTGCAGCATATCCAATTGTAGCTACTATTCCTATATATATACTTACTATTAAACTTATTATTGAAGTCTTTGTCTTCATTTTGCCTCCATAGGTTAGGTTTTGCGATTAGTTCGCATTAGCATATCTTTAGATGCAAAACGAGGGCAATCTACAAGTTTGCTCGCTCGCTTTACAGAGTTTTTATTCTATAAAGAACCTCCATGATTTTTTATTATTTCTGTTACAGCCGTAGGGTTTAAAAGTGCCATTTTCTTTAGATCATCCCTGACTGAATTATAATGTAAAGCATATTCCTGAAACGCTTCTAAAGGAGTTCCATCATTACTCTCAGCAATTGCTGCAAACAATATTTCAAGATGAACCATAAATCCAAACAAGATACCTGGGGCAAAAGACTCATCTCTCTTTTCACCATCCTCGGTATCAAACATTTTTATGATTGCACTGATATCTCTATTGCTAAATGCAGAAAAAATCTGTATAGCATAGTCAGTATATAGGTACTCTTCTTGATCATTCATTTACTACACCCTTGTTTAAATTACATTCATCAATTGTACCACAAAAATACATCATTCGTCAATGTCCTCCATTAACTCTTCATTAAGCATAATGATATCGGAAGGAGCTTTTCCTTCTTTCACTAAATCATTATGGTATCCAATATTCTTCTCAATCTCTCTTGATGTTGCCGAATTTGGATTATAAAAATATTCACGAACATGACCAACTTTTTTCTCACCAACCACATACTCAAATATTCTTGCAAACCAATTAATTGGTTTAAAATTATGTTGTCTTTCACATATCCTATTAGCCATAGATACTGCTTCCATTACTGAATCAACATCGTCAACCCTAATAGGAATTCTGAATTCTACAATAAAGTATTTATCAAACTTCGGCATCACTTAACCTTTGAACATATTGCTAACAAAATAGCTGAGAACATAATAAATGCAAGAGCAGGAAATGCTATTCCAAATATCAATATACCAGCACCATACATATATACCTTCATAACGCTCCTTAGATTTGATTGATATAGAAATTACTATGATCCCAATTTTCAATTGGGATAAGCATACTTTGTCCATCATTAGATGGCTTGATAACCCCAGCATCATTATACTGGATTTTTGAATTGAGTTCTCGTTTTTGAGAAATAATAAATTTGCATTTCCCAATGGACAAGATGTATGAATCCATGAAGAATAAAATGTTATAATTCAAACCACCAAGATCAGGAATACTAGTGAGTGGAACGCTAATTCCATCAGCACAAATAGACAGTAGATCTAGTTTATAATTCTCACACATTAATCTACCAATTCTACGATCAGCTAAATCCCTAAACTTTCTACCAGCATGATCTCCATCAGCATAACCACTTGTATAGTGATCATATTCATGAATAACAGTAGCAACTATTTCATATATCTCACCGTCACGAGCATGGTTCTTTTCAATTAGAATTTGCTTATCTTCGTTTTCTTTATTTATAAGCAAACCAAGAAATGTATCACTCTGTTTAGGGGTGAAGCAAACAATTGGCTTTTCCATTGTTAAAATACCTGGCTCATACCTAGCAGCAATTTCAATTGCTTTCAATAGCTTTGGATACTTATCAGTGTCATAGTCAATGTCATAATTGATTGACTCTCCAGCAATAGTTTCTAAAGTATTGACACCAGATTTTGCCAATATAGTATACATAAATGAAGAATCAACAGTTTTATACTTCTGTCCTTTTTCTTTCAAATACATATGAATGGAATTATTTGCATCCTCAATTGAATTGAGCATAATAGTTGCTTCGCCATACTTTTTTCCCCACACTTTACACCACTCATTACTAATATCTGCGGTTCCAATAATGGTCTCACTCAACTTATATTCCCACTTCTTACTTCCCAAATTGTCCAGAATTCGTTCAATGATTTTATTATCTGTACATTCAGCAATACCGTGAGAAATCAAATAATTCATTTGCCATTCATCAGATACTGTTCTCATCTCATTCAAACGAAGTGATTTAACTTCATAATCAAAGAGACAATCATGTTCTGTATTCTCATAAACCATAACTGATTTATGATACACATGACCTTCGCTAGATGAATAAGGATCAAAGAATTTTACCTTAGCGTAACCATCTTTACTTTTGTAAATAGGCTCACGATTCTCAAGGAAATACTTATCGTGCTCATCATAGATTTCCATCATATTTGGAGATGCACTAATGTAAACAGCAAACTCACCATAATTCTGTTTTACTTCAGATGCTTCAACAATTTCACGATACCATTCTGTATCATTTTCATTAGATTCATCCATAGCATTAGCAATAGCTTCTCTATAGATTTGAAAACAATCTTCCCAACTTAATACTCCAGCATCAATTGTAAAAGAAGATGATTTCTGATAGTCACCGTAATCATATACGATACAATCAACTCCATCTTCTTCCTCAACCTTATACTTAAGCACATAGGAACCCTTATCGTCTGTACCAGTAAATATCCATTCCAATCCCATTCTTAATGCGGCAATCGGAGCATATTTAATACCAGAACCAAATTGTCCAATTGTATTTGGATCATCTCTTTTAGTAGATAGCCCTAGTTTTTCTAAGGCTATCCGACTAACATTACCTGATTTATTTGCAATCTTAATGTATTTTTTCATTAGTTCCCCTCTATTTTAGTGATAGTGATGTAAGGATACGACTCTTATTGTATTCAGTATATTGCAAAGCATCTAGAACTTCATTAATTTCTTGAATAGTAAATGCACGAAGGCGAACTGCATCATCAACAATAACAGTTGGTTGAACTACACCTTCTGTTTGTTTCTTCATATAGCCCTCAATAATGCTTTCTACTGATTTAATATACAATTGACCAGTATAGCAAGGTGCTTCATAATTAAAAGATGTTAGCAAAGAACTAGCCATTGATTCAGCATCAGGTTCTTCAATATATTCTTTTACATTGCTAGCGATATCTCTGTAATCAAGATTTTCCATAACGCTATCAACAAAAGTAGACATTTCAAGATAATCTTCTACATCAATATCATTAAGGACATCTGTTACTTTATCAGTCCAATCAATATCACCAATAAGTGATTCAACACAATCGGTCATATCGTGCTCTTCAATCATTTCTTCAACTTGATCTTTAGTTACACATGCTTCATTCAGCATCATCATAAGTTGATCTTTAGGGAAACACATTTCCGCAACAATAAGATTACTTACTGGTGATGGAATAGTTTCAATTTGTGGAAATACTGCTTCGGTTGTTAATGTTTCATTTTGCATGGTTATTTCTCCTGTTTTAGTTGTGTATATTTGGTTTCCTGCTGAATCTGTTCTTTCTAAAAATTCTTTCATTATACTGCATACCCTTCCGCCATAAATTCGGCATATCTATATATTGCTGAATCGCTTGATACTTTTCTTTTAGCACCATCAAACCAATCTTGAAAATGATAAAATACTTCATCAACATTGTTTTCATTATCAAGATAAGCTTCAATAAAAGAAGCAGGACCACCAGTACTCAATTCAATTTTCATAACTTTTTGAGTTGAAATACCTAATGCGTACTCATAAATGCTATCTTCATTCAATCCTTCATCTTCAATAAGTTGAAGTATCTTTGCATCATCTTCATCATTCTCGTCTAGTCTTTCGCTATCAAGTAATTTAAACATAAGCTCAAGATGTTCTTCGCAATTGTTTTTACTTTCTTGGATTCTTGATTCGCAACTATCAGTTTTTGTACTCATAATGCTTCAACTTCTTTCTTGAGTTCAAAGAACTCATCTATGTTTGTTATGTGTCCGATTTCTGATTTTACTAAAAAGAATAATGTTTGTACATATCTAGCAAACCCATTGAATCTTTGAATCTTTATTGCATCTGCAATTGATATGTCACTCAGTAAATTATTCTCTGGGCATTTGATATAATTAAAAGTAGTTGTTGAATTATAAGAATGTATATTCATAGGACAAGCCCAACCACCACTTCTACCACTATTTTCAACATGATCATAACCCCAACTACGACCTATTGATTGACATTTATTCCAAAACATAGATTGAACACCGCTGTAAACATAATCTTTCAATTCATAGTTGAAATACATTTGATCATCTAATGAAGGACTCATACGGGTATGGTAATCTTTCACATTAACACCAAGGTTTCCATCTTGAGTTATGAATTTCTTATCTATAAACTCAGGAACAAAATACCCACCCCTTAAATTCTTAACGCTATGTAGTTTAATATCTTCCATGATTCCTCCATCTATTTTGTTTGGTATATACATTGAACTCCCGCCATTTTTATATTCTTAAAACTACAAACTTGAGTGTGCTTTCTGATCACAATATTAATCAAGTTCAACTTCATGCTCTGCCCTACAATTTGGGCAAGACCACCATTTTTTATTCTTGTATCGTTCCATTAAAACAGTTCCATTAAAACCGCAATCAACTTCAACCACTTCGTCAGAATGAATTAGATCCTCTAATGTTCTTTTTATACTTCTTACATTTTGATTAATCCACTCTTGATATGAAGTATAACTATGCTCTTTTAATTTAGTAAATACATTAAAGATTTGTTCACTCATATCTTGAATAGTTGGTATACTTACAGTAATTGCTGATACCATACCTTCACATTGCCAATACTCTTCTGTTTCTTCACCACCAGCAATTTCATATTCATTACCAGTTACCCCAGGTGGATAATTATTCATATCATTCTCCTTTTGTTTAGAGGGACTTAAATGGGGTTGAGTTAGCGATCAGTCTAACCCAACCCCAAATCTATTATTTAATTGAAACCCATACTTGCTGAGCAAGTAAATTCATTGGGTAATCGCTAAGGCGATTTGTTGTTAATCTTTGATTATAAGCATTTACAATAACAAATGGTAAAGCAGATGCTGTAACAGAACTTGCATTTACACCAATTGATTTTGCATTTGCAATAAGCGTATTTGGATTACCAAACTTTTGCAATGTAGTAACCATACGAGATACTTCAACTTTTGCACCATAACGATTATAGATAATTGCAACAGCAGAAATCAAAACATCACGCATTGTGCTAGATGAGTCACCATAAGCTGATTTAATCGTATACAATGTGTCACGCAATACTTTATCTCCAGCATTACGATAAACACGCCTAATTGTAGAAATAGCACGAACCTTATTATCACCAGGTCCAACTCCAATAATCAAACCCAAACCGTTAAGGATTTTATTAATTGCAATCGTTTCTTCATCACCAGAAACAATTCCAGCTTTAAAGATATCTGTTGTATTTGGCTTTGTGTGTTCCTGATTAAGCATCGCAAATATTCTTGCTTCGTCTTTGATATCTAAATCAAAGTAGATAAGAGCATTTACTGAGTAATCATTCATTCCTTTTTCACGCATAGCATGAACTCTATGGCTACCATCAATTACAGCCAATGATCCATCTTCACGCATTGAGCAAATAATGACTCCAAGAATATCTGAGTCAAAGTTCTTTGCAATCTTATTTACTTTCTTAATAAGCGGCTGACGCTGGTATGTGTAATCAATTACCAGATCAGATACTTTAACCAAAGAAGATATCTTTGAAACATGACCACTGTTAAATGATGCTCCAAACATTTCTTGCTGGCTATTGGTTTTAATGGGGATATGCATAGATTTAACATCTTTGCTGGTTAAAACTTCCTCTACTATCTCTTCCACTCTCGTTTGATTGTTCATGGCTTTCTCCTATTTCTTTCTCTTACTTATGATTGGGATTGTTTTATTTAACAATAAATAAACTGTGCTTGTATAATCCATTGCATCAACATTTTTCTTCAATGCTTTTCTTTCCCTGGATGAAAGTCCACCCCAAACTCCATGATCAATATTTTCATTTAAAGAATATATTAAGCATTTATGTTGGACTGAACAATTTTCACATATTATTTTCGCTCTATCAATTTTTCTCTTACTGGTGCTACCAGTTTCATCTTCAGGGAAAAATATATTTAAAGGAGCTTTTATACAATTTGCTTCATCTCTCCATGATTCCTTATTTTCATCAATCATTGTCATCCTCGTAATAAGGTATATTTGGGTTATCATACAAATTGCTTAATGTTTCATCATTGTAAGCTTTATGATATTCATCAAGATCAACTTCTGTTGCCTCAATAATTGTTGACAAATGATGCACCAATGACAAAATAATGCTTACTGCTCTATCAGCAACTACATCTTCTTTATCTCCGCATGCTATATTTATCAAACTCATAGATAACCTTTCTCTATCCTTAGGATCACTATGATTAGTTCTGCAAACAACATTCGCTACTGATTGCATTATGTAAACAAATTCAATATCATTACTAAAACCACTTGGAATTCTTAAACTATTGTCATTATTGAAATCATCCATATTAAACATATTGCTCCTTTATTAGTACCATATTGCTGAACCTTTGCATTTCTCACCAACAAAATTTAACCACCAACTGGCATAAATCCAATCGCTAATTAATTCTTTTGATTGATCTGGATATTTTGTACCTGCTTTATATGCAAATAATTCTGCATTGTCTTTCATGAATTCAGACATTGAAATACAATCATCTGAATCAATACCTTCATCTCCATTTACATGACCACTACCATAGAAAGTCCAAGTAGCATCATCAAAATAAGTATCTTCTTTATCTTCTAATACACTTAAAAGATAATTTCCATACTTTCCTCTATACCAGCAATCAGCACCAAAAATACCTAATACTGGTTTCAAGTCTTTTACTAATGGATCTGATTCAATTGCATTTTTCCAACCACAATTACCACACTGCGCTGTAGCAACACAATCAGTTCTACCATCACTATCTTTAACTGCTATACCTTCACATGGATAAACCATAGGCATATTATCTAATCCCATATCATTTCCCCTTTGTTAACTAAAGTCTATTTCGGATATATCGTCACAATCTTGATGAAAGTCCCAACTATCATTATAAATTACTTCACCTTTTTGAATTTTAACTTGACCAGCAAAACCCATTCCAGGTTCTTCAAAATACAAATTAAAATTTAATTCTGGGAATTGATTACAAAGAGCAGCAGAAATTTCATCACTACCTGGAGCCCAAGCAGTATCATAATAAAAATGTACATATGAATTACTCGTATCTTCAATAGCATTATCATAATCCTTAATACCATCTTCTTTAAATGGATAAGAATATTGAATTAAATTGGCAAGGTCACTTTTAGTGATATCATAATCACCCCATTTAGTTCCCCAATTACTATTGCACCAATCATACCAATTATCAGTTCCATATTTCTTAATCAACTCTTCATTGCTTAATTTAGATGGTGAAGTAGTTCCTTCCAATTCTTTTGGCATTGGAATTAAACTTTTAAATAACTCATACTTATTTTGTTCTTTATCTTCACCCTTATTTGTTACAAATTCTACAAACTTCTCTACATCAGATGTCTTACCTAAGACACCTAAAGTGTTATTACAATGATTTGGCATTTTAAAACTCCATTTCTAATTGATTAGGATTATTTTTTGATATATCATTTACTAAAAACTGTGGTCTTTCTAAATTATTACGATCACAGAATTCAAACCACTTTACATAACCTGCTGCATTCCAATATTGAAGATTATAAATAGCCTGGATAATATCTTCATCTTTAGGTGAACCTGAATCTAGATGGAACTCTATATTCATATTGACTTCTAATTCATAAAGAACATCGCCAGCCCAATCGGGATACTTTTCAATATCAACATAATCAGGACAAATATCAGCCCAAAAGTCAAGACTTTCAATATTATCAAGACCCAACATTGTTTGATATGAATCTTCATCAGCAACTGGATAGTCATCTAATTTGTCTAACCATTCCATTGCTAAATAGAATGAAGATGAAATAATCTTTTTATCATCATCATCATAAACACGACAAACCAATCTATCAACATTACCAACAGCCCAATGAGCATAATTTTCAATTCTATAATCATCAGGGAAGATATCCATCAACTCTTCAGTAATATATTTAAAATTTGACTTTGCTAATACATCAGAGTCTCTGTTCTGATCAATATTAGTAAAGCCCCAAGTTTTAAACATATCATCAGAACCCCAATAACCAAAATCATCAGGTCTTGTAGTTGCTTGTTTGGCATATTTTTCTATGTTTTTGACATATCCGCTTTCGCCAAATTTACTCATTTGACCTGCAAATCTTTTGCTTTGTCCATAAGTTCAATGATTGCTGTAGCCATAGTTCCACGAGCATCACCATAATCATATACAGGTGAATCAATATCGTCACTAAACAAAATTGAACTACCAACTTGATTATGAATATTTGCTGAACTAAGAAGACGAACTCTTCTTTTTTCAGGGTGTTGAGATGGTGCTAAATCACTATATTCATCATCTTTACCAGTAGGGGCAGCCCAACCGTTAGTTGCAAAAGATATCATATCGTAGTCATTAATTTGATTTAGTAGATCATCATTATCGGTATCAAGCATATCGTAAATATCAGAACTGCTATCAATCTTTTCAATTTGAACATTTAATTCCTTGTCAATGAGAACGCCAAATGCTTCACAATGCTTTGAATCAAATGAGTAATTAATTTTATTATGAATATTTTCTACTACTGTTACAAATTGCTTCTCTGATAGTTTTTTCATTTTGTTTCTCCATTTTCATTTTGGTTGTTAAGTATGTTTTTGATTGCTTTTTCGTATTTCTTATCTGTTAGCAGATGACCTTGTAATAGCATTTTTGTACTAAATAGCCAACTGTCACCCCAGTTCTTTGCATTTCTATAATGTTGAAACACTATGTTGTTCATGATTTATCCTTTTCTGTTTGTAGTTTGTTTTTAATTTCTTCCTTAGCTTCTTCATCCCAATACATTGGGAGATTGTGTTCAATATCAATTGCACAATTATATTCAAATTCATTAGCTGTATCAAAATAAATAACAACTTCGGCATAAGTACCGAAGTCGTGATTAAATCTTTTAGCAGCAAATTTTAATGAATCTGAATTCTTTACATAAGGGAACATCCTTTCCAATTGATGAACATATGCATTCAATTGAATTCTGGATAACTTATCATAATTATCAGAACCTAATTGAGCACAATCTTCATCACTTGGAGATGATCCTATTTCCATATAATCAATACCCATTTTGTGTTTCCCCTATCTCTATGGCTTTCCATACTTCTTCTATATCTTTTTGAACCCAACCTTTATCCTTAGTCCAGTAATACTGAAACTCGGGTTCTTGTTTTATCCATTGGTATACTTTCATTAATTACCCAAGCCTTTCTGCTTCAAACAATTCAATATCAAGTTTAAACAATTCAATTTCTGCTTTAATGATTGATTCGTTTAATTGCTTCAATGTGCTAATGATCATTTGTTTTGATTTTTCATCAAGATCACTTAATTCCAATAATTCAAAATTATTCATAACTACTCTCCTTTCCTGTAATCATCAATATCTTCTTCAGGGTGAACAACTTTATTGTTAATCAAATTCCAAGACCAATCACAACAAAACAAATTATCTTTGCTTTTTGCTTCGTGTGTTGTTGGATGACATTGTTTTAATTTTTTTGTTTTGTTATACATAGAAAACATTTTTACTACACAATCGTGACAAAGATACAATTCTATTTGTTCATCTTCATCAATAAACATTTGATCTACAAATTCAGCATATCCACCCATAAGTGAAATAGTAAGTCCACTGTCAATATTATTTAATATTCCTTTAGAAAAATCATTGACTATAACTATTTGTTCATCAACTGGAATACCATCTATTGTTTCCCAAAAAACTGGTTTTAATGGTATATTACAACCATCACACATATTCCAATCTTTCTTGTATACCGTTATTGTTGATCCATAATATTTACTCATTATAGTTCCTCCCATATCCTTTGATAGTGAAATACTTCATCATTATTCCTTACAAGATAAAGTGATATAACGCTTTTACCCAATTTATTGTCATCAGTTCCAAGATATGGATATGACATTTGAATAGCATACTTGTATTTATTTTTAAAAGTATCAACTTTTAGATTCTGACCAACATAACTTGTGATATTGTAATCAGTTGATAGATACTCTTGCATTTTACCGATAAATACAAATTTGAATCTATTCTCTGGAATTGGTCTTGGAGTATAGCCATCATTATCTTCATGATTTTGCTTTAGCCAAAGTTTCTCAAGCAATAAAATATATTGCCCATCATCTGTTGATTTAAATAATTTTAAAATGTCCATATTTACCCCTTTCAAAAGGTATTTATTTTTTCTTTTTACCAAAGAACTTTTTTGATTGTGGAAACTCTCGTTCAATCATATTTAATTCTTCTTCCCAAGTATTCCAATCAGGATTCATATCTGTATCCAAAGCCCAATCATAAACTTCTTCTTTTTCATGATTATCATTCATTGTGTATCACCTTTCACTAGTAGTTGACATATCATTATTACTTTTTTTAACTTAAGACTATCTGGATTATTAATTGCTGCGTTACGCAAAAGCCAATTGTAATCCTTTAACCTAGAGAATGGAATATCCATTTGACTAGTTAACTTTTCTAGTTCATTTAATACTTGATTTCTGTTTTCCACTTCTACCCCTTTCAATCTGATTGTTCTAATAGATCTGCTCTGACATTTAATGACTTTAACTCAGTTTTTTTAACCCAGAAATAATTACTTTTATGTAATAGAGCAGGAGTATATATTCTCCTAAATGCTCTTTCTGATATATCCAAACCAATTTTTTGACAATCTTCATCTAAACAGTATTCATATCCTGCTTCAAATCTTTCGTCAATAAATATTGATTTACAATATATACACTCAGCCATTATAAAAACTCCAGTAATGCTGTTTCTAATTCAATAATTTTAGATTGCATTTTAACGATCATTGTTTGATTAAACTCAAGAACATCCATAATGCTATTTGTTCTGTGATTCATTTCAATTGCCAATTCCAGTAGACTAATCTTATTCATAGGAATACAGCCGTGTTCTTTTGTATCAATTACCGCTCCAGATTCAATTTTCATTTTATTCTCCTTCGTTGTTTTCTTGTAGATCAAATTTTTCAGCATTCATTAACCACTGAATACGGTACATTTCTTGCTCAATATCAAACAATGACTTGCCATTTGATTTTGTGTTTTTAATATTAGTTCCAGCGAACCTATCTTTATTTATTGTAATAACTTTTGAATTAGTTGGAACTAATACTTTATCAAATTCAAATATGATATCGTCTGGCTTATTTGGATTGTAATCAATATCAACAATCTTAAAAGCAATAGGACGATCATACTTTAATAAAGTAATTGTATCAAAATAGACTTCTTTACCAGCATCATAAATACCGATCCAGTTAATGATATCACCAACTTCTAAATTAGAAACTGGGGTAACATAACGATTAAAGTCAACTTTTGTAATTTCAGAATGAGTTTTCATTTGTCCCTTTCATTATCTTCTAGTGAATATTTCCATATTTGATCGCACTACTTTATCTTTTTCCAACTTATTCAATTCCAACTTAACAAGTACTTTATTTAAACTATTGATGTTATCAATAGTTGCTACTTCTTTACAACCATCAACTAATACATCAATACCCATATCTAATATAGATATTACAACTTTAATTTGATGAATCTTATTCATTCGGATAAACCTTCTATCCTGAGAAAGATCATAGTCAATACCTTGGGAATTCTTTCTAATAGCAGTAATCTTAACTAAAGAAGTGATCAATTCTAATTCTTCATTAGTATCATAATTTGTACAAATAGTATCAAATGACAATTTAATTACTTCTTGAGATTTTCTTCTTGATAGATTTTTAACATCACTAAGATTTACTTTAACAAAACCACTTCTTTCAACTTTTGGTTGAGGAATATGGTTATTGACACTGTAATCAATATTAGTAATGTCATTAAGATTAACTTTTGTAAATAATGCTGTATTTGTCATTGTTATCACCTTTCTATGAAATAAGATTATGTGGGCTAATATAACTTGAATTATTCAACACTTTGGCATTTCGTTTTCGTTGAGGACCAAATACACGATTTGAATAATCTGTGCCATCTGGATAAACTATTTGTTTACCATTATTTTTCATATCAATCAAATACATAAATCGCAATAACTGATGACAATCAATTTCATTACCCTTATCAGTCAAAGCAATCATTATAGTTTCGTAACCAGTAAACTCATACTTAAAATTACTTACTGTCCCATAATTAATTGAACCATTTTCTATTTCTAAGCCCAACAATTTAGCACGAATAGCGTCATCATTATTATCAACATTATTATCAACATTAAAATTACTCATTGCTATCTCCTTTGTTAATTAATTAATTAAATAATTACTTATTTCGTCATAGAATTATCCGACGAGATCAGTTTATCAGGGGGGAAATAGATAATTGAAAGTTATTTGAAAATTCATTAAACTGATATTAAGGTCGCAGAAAACTGTTAAATAAGATCATAAGCGAGATCGTATTAAATTTGAGATCTATCCGTTAAAAAAAAAGGAGATCTATGTGCGTAATTAGTGAGTTCATAGATCGTCAAATGATTCAACAAAGGCTAAACATTATTAAAATGTTTATGAACTCCACGCTTTTTTTACTATTATTCTACGAAATTTAGTATATATTTTTTCTCAATACACAAGGTAGAGTATAATTCCAAATTTCCAACCGATTTACGATTTATCAACGATCTTGGCATTCTCTTCAATAAAGGACATCATTGTTCCAGTATATTTCATACGACCAAGATGACCTAAAGTAATAGCAGGATCTACCCAAACTTTTCCACCAATATTCTGCCAATATCTACAAAAGCCATAGTCTTCAGATAAGAATCTATTTTTATGGGCATCAATATAAGAATTAAAAAATGCGTATGTCCACGGTTTTTCATTTTTAGCAAGAGAGCCAGTATCATCATCATACTTTAATTCAGGGTGGGCTTCTATAAGCTTTAAAAATGTTTCTCTTTTTATAAGCATAAAACCAGTGCCAGCATCAAATATTTCAATTGCCCCGTTTTCAACATTTAAAGTAGTTTGATCCTTAACTGGGTTAACAACAAATCTAACACTCTTAGCCGCAAGTTCTTCAACAGCAACTCCGTCTTTTACATTCTTAGCAACTTTTTCCCAATCAATTGATTTAATAGGATAAGCAGCAGTCATTACTTCTTTATCATGCCATAGCAATTTTATAATGTCTTCAGGTTCCCAGGAGATATCAGCATCAATAAACATCATGTGAGTAAATTGTTCATTACCCATAAATTTAGCCGACATATTGTTCCTAGCACGATTGATCAATGAATCAGTGATAGTTGCTACTGCAAACTTCATGCTATGATCTCTAAAATACATTAGAGTCTTAATTAGACTCATCATTGTTGGTTCTGATATTTGCTGATCGTAGCAAGGAATAGCAAAAAGAACATTCCATTTTGCCAATTGATCTTGATTAATTTCTATTGATTGTGTTTCAAAAAGTCCCATGCCTATAGTATACATAAAAAAAAGGGCTGAGATCGCTCCCAGCCCTTTTTTTATTTTAATATTACTTATTTTTTACAAAAGTCTTGACACTCTTAATATCTTTTGATTTTACAACCTTATCGGGGACCAAAGAGGTCTCTATTCCTGACGATACTGGCACTCTAAAATAGAGAGTTTCAGTTTCTTTATTGTAATGAATCTCAACGCTTACATTAATCTTACGAGCTTGGGCACGAATTCTCTGTTGCATTGAATTGTATTTCTTACCAGCTTGAACTCCCTCAATTGAATAAGGCTTTCCACTTTGACTAGATAGGTTCAAGGTATCAATAATCATTTGCAATTCAGCAGATGTACGACCACTTCTTGAGATTACTGGGAATGAACTTGCTTCTTTAATTTGCATTTTCTCTCGTTTCTATATTGGTTTTGAATAACGCCTATCGGCTTGACATACAACTTATCAGTAACTTTACTAGAAACAACCTTCGTCTATAAATATTTTATTAAATATTTTTCAGAGAGGATCTTCTGATTGAATCTAATTGCGCAATTAAAACAGCATTTTGCAATGTCAATTCAGACACTTTATCACTCATAATTTTAAGAACTAACTGTATATCTACCGTATCCTTATCCATTAAATGTTCTCCATCCATACACCCACCTCCTCTACTGGAATTTGTGTTTTATTAAAACCTGGCACATATGCATTCATATCACGATTATATACTGTCACTGTACCATAATCCTCAAAATCTTCACCATCTGGGGCATCAATACCTAGTATTTCTATTTCAACTTCTTGTTCAACACCCATATTTTGCACAGAATTAAATACCGACCCAGCAAGAGCATCAGCTAAGTCTTTAGATCCAGAATTAGGGTGATCTATTTTATTGTTACTAAATAATCTTAACTTCAACAATTCTTCTTCAACAAGAACATGATTCCAATACCCACGAAGCCTTGTGTCATAAATAGATGTCATCAATGTATCATAATCAGTTTTCTTAACGCTGTGAAAGTCTGCATTAATACCTTGAGCTTTCAAGCTTTGAATCATTTCAATAGATTGCCATCTATCAAAAGTAACTTTAGCAACATCAAACCTTCTACAGAGATCAACAATAAGCTGTCTCACAGAAGCAAAGTTAATTTCTTTACCAGGTTCAGCCTTCCAGGAATGTATTAAATCAACATTAATAACTGGCAGCCTTTCAACACCCATTGATGTAACTATTTCTTTAAATCCAGAACAATGCGTCATACATAATGCTGTTCTATCTCTTTTAAAACCTAAGTCTATATGAATAAATCTTTGATGACCATCAGTATTATTAAACCACGGCTTATATCTACCTTCTTCATCCATAGGGTCATCTGAATATATAAAAGCTTTTCTTACTAATTCTTCATCTCTAAAGTAAGCATCTTCCATTGTTGGAGGTTCACATTCAAAACGAGATGCTGCTTCAATTGGATT